TTAGAGGTCGTGATGCTATTTATGTTTGGACTGACACTGCATTATTTATTATGCGTTTTGTTGGTGCACCTTTTACTTTCTCGTTTCAACAAGTTGGTACCAACTGTGGATTGATTGGACAGAACGCAGCTGTAGAGGTTGATGGTTCTGCTTATTGGATGTCAGAAAATGGTTTTTTTAGATACACTGGTAAACTAGAATCATTACCATGTTTAGTTGAAGATCATGTTTATGATGATATTAATACAATTCCAAAACAACACATTAACGCAGGATTAAATAACTTGTTTGGAGAAGTAATGTGGTTTTATCCTAACTCTGGATCAGGAACTGTTAATCGTATGGTTTGTTATAATTATTTAGACTCAACACCAGAACGTCCTGTGTGGACAACTGGAACTCTTGCTCGAACAGCATGGCAAGACTCTGCTGTATTTGGTAAACCCCATGCAACACAATACGATGATGATGGTACAACAGCTTCAACTAGTAAAGATCATGTTATCGGTTGCACTGATGGTGTATCTACATACTATGAACACGAAACAGGATTAGATCAAATTAAAGAAGGTGCAACAACATCTATTACTGCAAACATACAATCAGGAGATTTTGATATAGGTAATCAAGGATTACAAGGTGATGGTGAGTTTATGATGAAAATTAGAAGAGTGTTACCAGACTTTTTATCACAAACAGGAGACAGTGTTGTTACATTAAATTTAAAAGATTTTCCAAATGATACTGCAGCAAGTTCATCATTAGGTCCATTTACTATAACAAGTGGCACACAAAAAATAGACACACGTGCACGTGCAAGATCAATATCATTAAAAGTATCTAATAGTAGTACAAGTCAATTTTGGAAACTAGGAACATTTAGATTAGACATACAACCGGATGGTAGAAGATAATGGCTAGAATTGTACAATCACTTACACAACCAGCAAAAAATTATGATGAACAAATACAACAATCTTTAGTTAGAGATATAAATAGTATTGTACAAAAATTAAATACAACTTTTCAACAAGATATAAAAGAAGAGGCAGAAGCGGAGGCATATTTCTTTGGCTAATACATTTGTAAATAAAAAAGTAGATTTAACTACAACAAGTGTTACGACATTATATACGGTGCCGTCAGCTACAACGTCTATTATAAAATCAATAATAGTGTCAGAAGATTCAGGAAACTCTGATACTATAACAGTAACTATTACAGATACATCTAGCAATATATTTAGTTTATTTAAAACTAAAACAATATCTGCAAATGGGACCACGGAACTATTAACAGCGCCTCTTGTATTAGAGGAAAGCGAAATACTAAAAGTAACAGCTGCTACGGCAAATAGACTACATGTGGTCTTATCTGCTCTAGAAGTTAAAAAAAGAACTGTTACAACATAGCTTGATTTACTTGACAAAAACAAGTAATATAAGAAACCCACAGGTTAAAATCCTGCTTTTAAACTAACTTAAAAATTATATGAAAACAGGATTAGACTCACTAGATACAGGCGCGCCAAAGATTACTTATTCAGGTAATGAAGGACCTAAAGCACCAATGCAAATGGCTGGACCAGATAGATACTTTAAAATTTTAGAATTTAAAATTAATGAATTAGAAGGTGAACTTGGTAGAGATTTAACTGACGAAGAGTATAAAGCAGTAAGTGAAGAAGCTTACGAAGAATTTAATTCTGGTGCTAGAGCACCGCAAGGAATTGAAAGTATGAAAATGGCTAGTTATAGACCAGGTAAATATGACCCTGAAGATATTGAAATGTACGAACAGTACAAATACGACATGGAAGAACAAAAACCTGGAATGCCTATTATGGAAATAGATGAATTTTTAAGATTAGAAAGAGAACAAGGAAGAATTGGCGTTGCAGATGGTGGTGTAATGCAACTTGTTAAAAAAAATGCAGATGGTTCAAGACCAGGTTATAAAGGAGACGACTATGATTATTCTGGAGTTTATAGTAGCCCTTCTTCAACAAATAATAGAGAATCAAACATAGGAAACTATTCTGGTGATAACAGACCAGATAGAACTGATCCTAATGTAGGTAAAAAATCTACAGCATTTACTCAAACAAACACAACACCAATGGATGTTAAAGAACAATATAGAGTTGGTAATTCTATTACAACAGATACAGTTTTACCACCACCAATGACAACTTTAAGAGATCCTAAAACTAATAAATTTATTCCTTTAACTGATGAAACTAAATTATTAAGAAAAAAAGTAGAAGATCAAAATAAACAAAAAATAGAAGATTTTGTTACATATAAAAAACCACCACCTACAACTGGTCTTAAAACTATTGATCTTGGACTTAACTTTATAAATAAAATTTTACCAACAGAATATACTAGACAATATTATGTAGATACTGTTGTGGGTAAAACATATTATGACGAAGAAAGTGACACATACAAAACGTTTGGATTAGATGAAGCTAGTTATGACGCGTATGATAAGTTAAGAAAAGAAAACAAAATTAATGCTGCTGGTAGAGAATTATCAGAATTTGAACGAACATCAATACAAGGTAATTATGATGGTCCAAACACGAGTAATTTAATTGCTGGACAAACAACGCCTCCGGGCACGGTTCCACCAGGTACAACACCTCCAGGTACAACACCTCCAGGTACAACACCATCTCCATTTTTACCTGCAACAAATTTTAATCAATACGATACAGATCAAGCTAATAAAGCATATATGTTATCACTAGGAGTTGATCCTAGAATGTTTGCAGCAGACGGTGGAAGAATGGGTTATGCAGGTGGTGGTATAGCAGATTTAAGACAAGGATATTTTTTAGGTAAGTTAGTTAAAAAAGTAACACGTGGTGCTAAAAAAGTTTTAAAATCACCATTTGGTAGAGCTGCTATAATGGCTGGTCTTGGTGCTTTTGGACTTAATCAATATGGACAAGGTGTGGACTTTATGGATAAATTAAAAAATCTTGGTAGAATGGCTTTTTTAAATAAAGACGCAAAGGAATTTACAAAAGCTAACATAAATCCTTTTAAAATTTTTGGTGGTATAAGTGCATTATCTGCTTTACCGTTATTATTTGGAACAGGAAATGAAGAAGGAAGTATGGATGGTTACCGTGGTGAGGGATTAGATATAAGAGGTATAAGAGGAGACGTTGCTAAACGTAATTTAAACCCTATAGATTATCCATTTATGCCACGAGAATATTATATGGCTAATGGTGGAATAGCAGGTGCAAGAACATCTGCATTAAATGAATTATATGGAATAGATGACGAAGATGAAGTTAAAAAATTATCACAAGGTGGTAGCGCAGGTCTACCTCCGGTAACAATGATGTCAGAAGGTCAAAACATACAATCGTTTCCAGATGATGAATCTACAGGTATGGCTCAAGCAACACCACAAAATCAAATGCCTATGCCAATGAGACCACCAATGATGGATCCTAGAATACAACAACAAATGATGATGTCTAGAAGCATGAGTCCTATGATGAATAGAGGAATGATGGGTATGCAACAACCACGGATCATGGCTCAAGAAGGTGGTATGATGGACATGGGTGGTATGGAAAAAGATTATAGAAACGAAGGCGGCTTTGTAGCTATCGGTGGTCAAGAAAGAGCAGATGATGTTCCAGCAAGACTATCAAAAAATGAGTTTGTATTTACAGCAGATGCTGTTAGAAATGCAGGAGGCGGAGATATAGATAAAGGAGCAGAGATCATGGAGAACATGATGGAAAATTTAGAAGCAGGTGGTAAAGTATCTGAAGCATCACAAGGATTAAAAGGTGCTAGACAAATGTTTGCAACATCACAAAGATTGGAAGAAGTATTATAATGGCTATAGAAGAACGACGAAATTTACCAGCACAGTTTATAGAAGATGTTGGAAAAGATTATGCAAAACAATTAACTGCAGCAACAGCTGCACCACTTGATACAAGTAAATTTGCACCAACAGTTGCAGGTCAAACAGCATTACAACAACAAGCAACGGGATTAACCACTGCAGGTATTGGTTCTTACCAACCATTTTTAACAGCAGCACAACAAGCAGGTGCAACAGCTGGAACTGGTTTAGGTTTAGCACAAACAGGATTAGGAATTGCAGGTCAAGAATTAACTGGAGCAGGGACAGCTCTTGGCACAGCAGGCACAACGACTGCAGGAGCACAACCTTTTATTGGTGCAGCACAAACAGGACTTGGAACTGCAGCAGGTTTAACTGGAACAGGTGCAGGAACTGGAGTGGGTTCTATATCTTCTTACATGTCGCCGTACCAACAACAAGTTATTGATACATCATTAGCAGAATTTGACAGACAAGCAGCAGCGAGACAACAAGCAATATCAGATCAAGCAGTAGCACTTGGTGGTTTTGGTGGTGGTCGTGAAGGTGTTATGCAATCAGAATATCAAACACAATCAGACAGAAACAGAGCAGCTTTACAAGCACAATTACAGGCTCAAGGATTTAGTCAAGCACAAGCAGCAAGACAAGCAGATTTACAAAATCAAATGGCATTATCACAAGGTCAATTAGGATTAGGTCAAGCACAACTTGGTTTAGGTGCAGCACAAGCAGCTCAAGCAGGACAACAAGCGGGCATGGCAGGTCAAAGAGCAACGCTTGCACAACAACAAGCAGCATTAGGTCAAGCACAATTAGGACTAGGTCAATACCAAACAGGATTAGGTGGAGCGTTACAAGGGTTCCAAGGAACAGATATAGCAAGAGCGGGTCAGGTGGGCGCCGCAGACCAAGCTCAATCACAAGCTGTATTAGATGCCTTGAGAGAACAAAACAGATTAGCTGCATACGAACCGTTAGAAAGATTAGGTATCTTCGGTCAAGGTGTAACTGGTCTAATGGGAGGATACCCAGCACAATATCAATTTACATCGCAGCCTAATGCATCTCCATTAGCATCGGCTCTTGGAATAGGATCAACACTAGGTGGTATCTATGGTAATGTAATGGGAAGAAAATAATAATGAATAGAACTTTAAGAAGACCGATGTTTAGAATGGGTGGTAGTGCTGAAGGTATTACATCTGGATTAGATATGCCTAAAACAAATGCATTAAGACAAGGATATAGTCTTGGTGGAAAAACACTTCAACAACTTGGTGTTCCTAAAGAATTTATTAACGCCAACTCTCATTTAGACGAAAAAGGAATATTTACAAAATTTAGAATGGACAATAGAGAAATGCTACCCACTAATGTAGATAATCAAAACGTTAAAAAGTTTGATGAGGAAATGAATATGGCAGATTTTTTAAAAGGTGCAACTATTGGTGACATGAGAAAAGCAGCAGAATCAATGTCTTATAAACCAAGAGGAACAAACTTTAACGATTTTTTAATTAGCATGGGATTAGATTTGGTATCAAGACCAAGAAGTGGTAACATATTTCAACAAGTTGCAACATCAGCAAGGGAACCTTACGCGCAGTTTATGGCTGGTAAAAAAGAAGCAGCAGAGCAAAGATATGCAAGTGAATCAGATTTATTTAAATCAATGATGGAAGGTCAAGCAGACATACTTGCTGCAGAAGCAGAGTCAGGAACATCTGGTAAAATTTTTGACAAAGAAAACACAGCTAGAATGATTAAAGAATATATTACTGATATAAATAAAATTACAAGTCAATTGGAATCTCCAGATTTAACAGAAGAAAAACGAAAAGAATTAGAACAAAATTTACAAATTTCAAGAGCACAATTAGCAAGTATTAAAAAACAAAGTCCGTATGCAGCAGCTGTATTAAAATCAGATAAATTTGTTAAAGGAATGGTTCGTACAATTATGGAAAGATTGGTTCAAGATACAGATAAATATCCCGAAGGAGAAAACGATCCTAATTTATACAAAGATGCATACCAAGAATTTATTAGATACTTTGAAGATCAATTTGCTACAGGTGGTAGAGTTGGTTTACAAATGGGTGGAGAACCTATGCAAGCAGCACAAACACAAGGTCAAATGCCCATGGACCAAGGACCAGAAGAAATGCCAGAAGAATTACAAAACATAGATTACGATACATTAAG